ATTACTAATCTGTTTGCCATATTTAAATCACGTTTAGGGTTCCGGTTGTTATATTGATCGTACCTGTGGTGTTTGCGAGCCCATCGAGAACCAGCATTTTACCTGCGATTGTCACCGTGTTGGAGAAAGAGACAGGTCCAACATAAAACCTGTGATTCCCTGAACTAATCGTCTCTGCAGTGGTGACTGAATTTGCGTGTTCGATGTCTTGTAAGGCAGTATCTGCGGTAGCACCCTGAGCTGAGGTAGCATAATCCGTTGCTGCTGTCGTTGCTGCAGTGCCTAACCCCAGATGAGTGCTCAGACTCGTTGCGTTGATCCCAAGAGCAATCGTGCCCGATGAAGTGACTGGCGAACCACTATCTACCTCGATCCCATCAGATCCAGAAACTGCGACAGAAGTAACCGTTCCCCCAGTCGCTAGAGTCTGGAATTCTAGGGCCGTTGCTCCCGCATTGACTGCCAGGACCTGGTTTGCAGTCCCGATTGCCGAAAGTCCTGTCCCGCCATTCCCTGTTCCGAGGATTCCTGTTACTGCTGTGCTCAGATCGTTGGTTTCGGCAGTCAAGTAGGTCTGAAGGTCACTGATCTGTGACTCAGTAATACTTAGCGCAGCCTGGTGCTGAGTTACGGAGGATTGGGTGATATTAGCATCAGGGACATTTGCCCAGGTCACAGCAGCACTCAGATCATTCGTCTCTGCAGTCAAGTAGGTCTGAAGGTCTGAGATCTGCGATTCGGTAATCGTGTCCTGAGTGGCGAGTGATCCCAGTCCGAGGTTGGCCCTGGCTGCTCCCACCGAACTTGCACCCGTCCCACCGTCTGCAATTGCGAGGTCCACAATTCCGGAGATATTTCCCCCAGTGATTGTCACATCATCGGAGTCCTGCGTTGCAATCGTTCCAAGACCTAGTGCTGTTCTGGCATTTGTGGGGGTCTGGTTTTCCCAGTCAGATGTGACGGAGTCATAAACCAAGAAATCGTTGTTGGCTAGACTGGTGAGGGTGACGTTGTTGAGTGTCCCTAATGCCAAAGATGCCGTTTCGGTATAATCTGCTAGTTCGGTTGCCAATGTTGTAGAGGTTACATAGGACCCAAGAGTCGTGGTTAAACTGGTCGAGGTCACATACGAACTGAGATCACTGGTCTCCAGTTTTGTGTCCAAAGTTGTCTGCAAGTTCGTCACATCTGCAATCACGATGTCCCGTGCTTCCCAGTCTCCTGATGCGTTGTACATCAAGGCGTTCCCCAGCGTGACTGATGAGACATCAGTGTCGGAAAGGGTGCTGATGTTTCCGCCTGGTAGATCAACAAACTCCCAGTTTGTGCTGGTTGCGTTGTATTGCAGCACCTGGTTGTCGGTCGGTGTGCCCGTGGTCTGGAGGATCAGATTCACCTGTCCCTGCAGACTGGTACTCAGCTTTGCAGTCGTGATCGTGCCATCGGGGATGGTTGCTGCACCAGGGGTCTGGTTCTCCCATCTTGAATTACTAGTGCTATAGGCGAGGACCTGCCCATCTGAAGGAGATGAGATTGTGACGTTTGTCAGGTCTTGGATGTTATCTGGAATTGTGACCGTTGCGGCTTGCCAGTTCGCAGTATCGTACTGCAGGAGTTGCCCTGTCGTGGGGGTCGTGTCCAAAACATTGGATAGGGATTCAAGACTGCGCGAGGTGCTGGCAGTCTGCAGATTACCAACGGCTGTATCAATGTCGTCGAGTGAGGAGTTGAGGTACTCACCCCATTTGTCACTGCTCCCACCAATCGCAGGTTTCTTGAGATTTAGATTGGTCGTGGTCGTGTAATCTGCCATATCAGATGAAGTAAGGAGGTGAAGGATTATTACAACTCGTCAAATCATACGATCCATTGACCGGAACATTCACAACTTGATAAACTCGAAACTCTAGGGTTGGGGTCCCTGGTGCAAACACTGTATTCCTCCCCTGCAGATACAACTCTTCGGAATTTGGGGAGTCTGCTATATATCCGACCTTGCCTTGAACTCCCACTCGGTTGGGAACACTCCCTGTTGCAAAAGGCCAGACATCGGTATAAGTCGGAGATGTGCCGTTGGGTGAAGTTGCACAAAACAAAACGGTTTGACCCAAGGAAAAACTAGTTGCACTTGGGAAGGAATCCGTATGGTAGACTGTAGTCAAAGAGGGATAGGTTGCTAGGTAGGATTTTAATGTAGAGTTATGCTGGGAAGCGTACCCGTAGCTACTAGCTCCGTAAAAAATGTGAAATCTTTCAGACCCCACAGTTCCGGTACTTTGCTGCTGGTACTTCACTGAAAAAGAGGACTGTTGCTGCCAGCCTTTTGCCGTTGACGATCCAATCGCATCAAGAACCTTCTTAGTTCGGCAAGTGTTTATCTGACTCTGAAGGATGTCTGCCTCGGCCTGATCCACTCGTCCTTCAATCAAATCCAACTTGGACTGCAGCACACTGGCAAATCCCTGGTAGTCAAAATTCTCAATTTCGGACTGAGTCGTTGGAGGAGAGTAACTGGTCAAGTCAGAGGTGTACGCAGGCCAGGTCGTTGTCTTGGTATAACTCCCACTGTACGGATCAGGGTAGAGTGTTGTCCAAGATCCAGGAACTAGAGCACTTGAACCAACAACTCCTGCAAACGTGTTATTGATCCTGTCTACCGCGTTCGTTCCTCGGTTGATGTCCGTCAACTGTCCTTGTGCCGTGTCGATTCGATCACTGAGATCTTTCAGCTTGATCAGCAGCCCATTCAAAAATTCGCTTGTAATGACACCCCAGGTACTGCCATCGGCATTCACCGTGGGGATCTGCAGGTCAGTGTAGTAGCTACTATTCTGTGGCATAGTCAGGTTGCGTTGTAGGCAGCAACTGCTGTCGTGTAGGCACTGGCAGCATCTAGTTTTGCTTGATTGGCGTTGTAGGCCACTGTGCCACTTGTTGAAGTATCTCCCACCTCTGCATCCAGACTGTTGAGTGCCGAGACCACAGCAACCAGATACTGATTGACAATGTGAGTTGCCACATCAATTGCCGTTGAGGAGTTGGTCTCGGCAGTTGAGGCATCAGTAACCGCTTGAGTCAGTTGGTAAGCCAGAGATGGAGTCGAGGAGTCTGAGGTTTCTCCTAAAGTCGAGTCCACTGTGAATACCTGCAGACTAATTTCGTTTAGTGCTGCATTCAAAATGTTCCCCCAGGTGTTTCGATTTGCACCGACTTCGGGGAGAGTAATGTTGTAGTTGGTCGTCGTTGGGGGACTATCCGTTAATGCCATCGTTCACCGAAATCCAGGTTTCTTGAGTGGTGTCTGGACGTTTGATCCAGAGGTCTTCGTTCAAATCAGGTCGTTCTGTCCAATCTGTCGTCGGTTCCGTTTCTGTCTGAAATAAAAATTCTTTTACATAGGGACCAATGTCATACCTTCCTAGTCCGTATGGAAGGACACGGTAACTCATGACATGGCCTGGAAGTTCAGACTATGCCGCGACCCCTTCGTTCTCCTTCTGTCATCTGATGCTTGGATCTCAGCAACGGCACGTTCTGCCTGGGCTTGCCAGATTGTGATTCTCTCATCTTCTCCGAGATACGGAGATGCCTGCATCAATGAATAGTACAGATATGCGTCTGGGTGAGAGGTGCTGACCCAATTCGTTGTGTTGCTTGAGGACAGTGCTGGAATTTTCGCGTAGTAGAACATCTCGTAGGTGATGGACTCTGCAGGGGTAGGGATGATCCGCAAGGCATTGCCGTACACAAAATATCGAGGGTAACTGTCTGCCAGTCCTGCGATGAAATTGGCATCGGTGTATTCATTGATCGCATGAGCTGCGATTTCCACTAGGTCCCGCTCCTTGGGGGAGGTCATCCGCAGATGCCGCATTTCCAGAAAGTCGGAGGGCATCGAGAGGTACTGATCAGACGTACTAATATCTGCACGGGTGTACTGATTGGTCGTCCTGAGCTGTCGGTTCAGTCGTGCCTCGGCAAGTTGGATGAATGTTGGAATGACCGAGGTCAGATCCGTGCGGTTGAGCCAGTCTGCAATGTTGGATTTTAATTCATCGAAAGTCATAGATGGCCTTCCCATACACGGAAGGGTTTGTTGTGGTAATCATTTAACCACTGCTTGAATTTCTTCTTGTCTTTCGTGATTCCCTGACGGTGTAGTTCGTCATAGAGAACCCGTGGGATCTCAGCAACTCGTTTCCATCCGCTTTGTTTGTTGGCAAATGGATCAAGGTGTTGATTGTCACGCAAGGTTTTCGTCAACTTGAGGGTTGGTTCAATATCTTGCGTGACCTTATGATGAATCTGCAGGTTCCTGGGGTCAATCTCGTCCACATAGAACTCCGACCAGATGTTTCCCTGATGATCAAATAATTGCTTTGTCAACATTTAAAAACCTGCAGATCAATTAAAAATTAGGAAGTGGTGAGGTCGAAAATTCCACCACTTGCGGCTTCCTGGGTGCTTTCCAAGCCCATCTCGCACACGAGAAATTTGGTCTGAGCATCGGCTGTTTTTCCAATTTCTGAGACTTGGAAGTTTCGCAGATAGGCCACTTTCCAATACTCTGGATCAATCAAGAAGGCATCCCGCTCACGTTGGAATCTATCTGTAACAACGGATAAATTTCCAAAATCACTAGCAAAAACAGTAACATTGGCACCTGCCGTATTGCTGTCAATCATCTCCCGTGCGATAGATCGTCCGGTCAATGTACTGACAACAGTCTTGTTGAAAGGTCCAACCATCAGCAGATTTGGCTCACCACCCTCTGTGTAGCACGATTGCATCACCGTGTTGATGATTGCCGCAGTCAGTGCTCGTTGTGCTGCTGAGTCCGTTCGGGCTGTTGAGCCAGGGGTTACTGGGTCAGCACCACCAGCATCAAATGAGGTGTTTGTGTCCAGCCAGCACCCAATCATCCCACTGGTTCGGGCTGTTGCCGCAGCTCCATTGTTGCGGGCCTGGTTCGATAGCAGTGCCGCTTCGACACTGCGCTTGAGTTCCTTCGTGCGTCGAGCCATCTGATGGGCCATCTGGCTAGTCTTGCCGTACAGTTTGATCGCAGACTGGGTCCCTGTCACAGCTACTGCCCTCGACATGATCTGGCAGACGTTGCTGTTTCGGGTGGTCAGGCTTGCCGCAGCAGCACTGATCGCATCACCTTCCAGGTCAGTCGTTGTGCTAGTCGCACTCAGTTCTTCTGTGATCCATTCAAACACGGTGTTGGAAACATTTCTGGTCCCTACACTGTTTACGAATGGGGTCTCAGTGGGAGAGATATTATAAACAATATCTTTAATATCAATTACATCCTCTTCCGTGCCTGACGTTTTGATGTCATAACTGGTAGAGGCATTCGTGAGAAGTGCCATTGTGACTTACTCCAATAATCTAGATTACCCATATTGGGCAAAA